ATCACCTGAAGTTAATACTGCGTTGCTTGGAGTTCTTCCAACATATGCCATATATATTATTTCCTTAAATTATTATGCTGAGATAGTATCTACAACACTTGTAATTATATCAACAGAAGTTGCAGCCGAAGCATAAGCTTCAATTGAATCACCAGTTTGTAATACAACTTTGGAGCCACCATCTATTAATTCTAAAGAACCACCTGTAGGGATAGGTGCATCTTTAATAATAAAATATGAGTCACTTCCATTTTTAACATAGACAGAAATATTAACTGAAGTACCAGAAGTATTTGCACATCTAACACCAATGATTGCATCATCTGAATTAGCTGCTGCTCTTAATACTGTAGGTGAACCAACTAAAGTTATATCTTGTTTTAAAGTTCTTTCAAAATCTTGTGCCATAGAATTATCCTAATTATACCTTTTTTTAATCAAATTGTCAACAGAACTTATAAAGCAATAGCCATAGCTACAGCAAAACCTGCTGAAGCTTTAGCACTTATTTGAGCTTGTATATCTGAAGTTACACCATTTAAATAACCAAATTCAGTATTATCTACTGAACCATCTCCAACTAGGTTGGCATTTAACCTGTTAGAAGAATCTATTGTAGCTTGTTTAGTATCTATTTGCGTTTGAGCATTAGATGTTAAGCTATTAATAAATTGAAATTCTGAGTCTGTTACTGTTCCATCTGCTATTTTTGTAGCATCTATTCCAGAAGCTAAAGTAGTTACTCCTTCTTTAGTTGAAGTAAATGCACCACTTATAGCTTTATTTTTCCAAACACTTGCAGCATTGTCATAAATAAAATAATTAGCATCTGCTTCACTAGCAAGTGTAACATCTGTTAGTTCACCTAATTGGTCTCTAGATGCTGTTGAATTATCTACATAAGCTGTAGTTGCAAGTCTTGTTGAATTATTTCCTGCTACTTGAGTAGGAGCTGTAGGATTTCCAGTTAAAGCTGGAGAAGCTAAAGCTGCTTTTAAATCTAATTGTGTTTGAATATCTGAAGTTAATCCATCTAGTCTTTGAAACTCTGCATCACTTACTGAACCATCTGCAATCTTTGAAGCATCAATAGCTGCTGCTGCTTTAATATTTGCATTAGCTAAATTTGTAATTGAGTTACCTGTAGCATCTACATCAATTGTTTTATTTGTAAATGTAGTAACACTACTTGGTGTAACAGAATGTTCTTGTGCATCTACATAAGTTTTAATAGCTTTAGCAGAAGCTAAAGTAGTATCAGTTGCAGCAACTGCTGTTAAATCTGTATCAAGAACACCTGAAGCTAAATCTGCAACTTCAAGATTTGAAATACTATTACCAGTACCATTTGCATCAATTGTTTTATTTGTAAATGTTGTAGTACTACTTGGTGTAACACTTGAAACATTATTATCTATATAAGCTTTAATAGATTGTTGTGAAGCAACTGCTATAGCTGAATCAGAAGATAAAGTATCTTCATCTAAGAAAGCTGTACCACTAAGAGTTCCATTTAAAACTGGACTTGTTAATGTTTTTAATGATAAAGTTTGTGCAGTTGTTTTGTCAACTGTTATTGCTGTATCAATAATTAAATTTGGTATTGGTCCTGTTAAAGATGTTCCACTTAAACCATTTCCAACTGTAATAGCAGTAAGGTCTCCTTCAGGAATTGCAGCTATAGCAGCTTTAATTGCTTTTGCTGAAGCTAGTGTATCATCATTTGCTGAGACAGTAGTTAAATCTGTATCTATAGATGTAATAGCAGTAGAACCACTAACAACTAAACCATCTAAAGTTACTGTACCATCAAAGAATGCATCTTTAAATTTTAAAGCTGTAGTTCCTAAATCAATATCATTATTTACTGAAGGAACTATTAAGCCATCAGAAACTTTAAATTGTTCTGTAGCTGCTGAACCAACATTTATATAAAATTCTAATTCAGCATTTGCTGTATCAGTTAAAATTTTATTTAAAGGTGTTGCAAGATTTGCGTCACCAATTAATCCAATTACTGGACCATTAGCTGCAGTACCATCATGTTTATGTCCAGTTGTATTTACAAAAGCTGAAACTAAAGCATCAAATTCATTATTTAAATCTACTGCATCAATTGTAAGAGTATCTACTATTTCTGCTGAACTCTGTCGTACATATCCTGCCATGTTATCTTCTTCCTCCTGCTATAAATGAAACAAATAATCCATTGACTGCATATGCAGCATTTGTATCATTACTAAAAAATCTAAAATTATTTGAGAAACCACTTCCTGTTACTATCATTCTTTTACTTGGTAAAGTTACTGCACCATAAACTCCAGTTCCATATATAGCAGAACCATATAAAGATGTAGCAGCTAAAGAACCTACATTAACTGCACCAGGTTGAGGAACAGTTGTAGATTCAAAATCATATCTAATTCTCATTTGTAAATCTGGTTGTGTTCCTTCTGGTTTAATATTTGCTTTAACAGCATAAAGACTTTTTCTTAAACCATTATCACCATAATCCATATCTGGTGTTTGAAATTTTGCATCTATATTTGCTGTATCAAAATTATCACCAGTATCTATTTGATAAATGTAACCATTTTCATTTGCACCAAATTTTACTTCTTCATTTGAATTATTTAAACCTGAAGTACAAACTTTAATATCCATACCTTTTGTTTCACTCCATTCAAATGCAGGAACTCCTTGTTCATCAAATTTAAAAGTTCCTATAATTCCTTTTTGTCCTGCTTGTGATTGACCTGACCTATGATAAAATAATCTATATTGACTTCTTTCTCTAATAACCATACTAGAGATAGAATACTGTGCAATACTTGATAATAAAGTATTTATTAAAGGTAAAATCTTTCTACTAATTGAACCAATTTCTATATCATCAATTCTAGCTGTACCAGCAACTGTTCTTAATCCATCAGGTGCTAGGAAGATTAAATCTCCACCTATTTCTTGAATTGAATTTCCATTTACACAACCTATATTTTTGGTTATAGACTTAAGTATAGGGGTAGAATCAAGACTTGTCAACTCAAATAAACTGTTTTTACAGAATATAATTAAACTATTTCTAAAAACTTTAACACCTACAATAATATCTCCTACATCTATTTCACCTGCAGAAGACCCAGTAAAATCATAGGGTTCTAATCTAGAACTATAAGCTACTGTACTTGTTGAAGCTGATTGTCCTGCAACTATTAATCTTTCTGAAAATATACTACATATTTTAGGATTAGTAGGAGCTGACCTAGTTAACTCTTCAAAGTAAAAAGTATTAACTCCACCTGAAACAGTTATTTGAAATTCAGCTATCTTATTAGTACCATCAGTAATATATAAACTACCATAAATACCATCTGATTCAAAAGTATCAAATTGATTATTAGTTTGATTTGTTCTATTAATAGTAGTAGCAGCAGCTAAACTTCCTGCAACTATACCACTTTTTTTAACAGCAACTCCTGAAACTGAAGCTACAACAGTATAATCTAATGTTAATTCTGTATCATTTGTTATAGATAAAACTCTATACTTAATACTATTAATTTGTATTCTATCATTGACAGCAAATTCAGTTGTGAATAAAGTACCTGTTCCTGTAACTGTAGCTGAACTTGCAGTAACTGCAACTGTTCCTGTCTTAGTTACATAAGTATCTTTATTAACTTGAAGCCAAGTAATACCATCACTTGACCAATAAATATTTGCTCCTTGACAAGCTACAACTCCATTAGCATAAGAAACAAGTCCTTCAATAGAATCTGTAGCTACTCCTGAAGGTACTGTTGCACTTCCAGCACCCCATTTAGTATAACCATTAATTCTTCTATAACCACCTGTTGTAGATGATTCAAAATTTTCTAATATAGTTGCAGCACCAGGGGTTCTAAATAAAGCATGACTACTTGATACTAAATCTAATCCTCCTGCAACTGTAATAGAAGCACCTTGTGTTGGCATATATTTTTAATCCTTATGGTAGTAAGTATGTAAATCTTACATCCGACATATATTGTGGCTGTGGTGAATTTAAATTGTCAGCCATATTTTGTAATCCTTTTTTATATTCATCTAAAGCTAATTGCGATTGTGCAATATTATCTTTAAATTGATATAAATAATATCTAGCTCTTGCTAGTAAAACTGGTTTGTATTGTTCTGGGAATAGAACTGTATCTGTATCTGCTGCTAAAGCAATAGGTCTTTTATATGCAAAGAAATGTATATTATAAATTTTATTAGGTATTGGAGATAATCCAAATCTTCTACCATCAGAACTTCTTATAACTCTTAATGGTGTAGCATAACTACCAGTTCTTGCATTAGCTTCTTCTGAAGAAGAGTAGTTAGTTCTCCATGTTGTTAAAGTTGTGAAATCTAATTTATTATTTGTGTAAGGGGAATTAGTATCTACAAGAGTAAACATATTCCAGTTTACTGAATCAAAATCAGCATCTATATTTGCTGAACCTGCTTTGCATAAATACCATCTTTGTCCAACGACTGTTGGTACAATTGTATTTCCATAATAAGGGTCATCAGGTACATCTGTACTTAACCATGACCAATCATCTACAGAATCTACAATATCAAAATAAGCTCGGTTAACTACATTAGCTACTTGTTTTTGTATTCCAACTCCAGTAGCAACTGTAGAAACTTCAGGTTCATTTAACTCTACTAATAATTCGTTTACAAATGTCTTATAAGTTTTTGCCATTTAAAGTTTCGTACCTTATACTTTAGGATTATTAAATCCTAGAATTTTATTTAAACTATTATTGCAATAACTAAAATTATACCAACTGCAATAACAACTTTTTTATGTTCAGTCCAAATATGTTTTGCTTCTAAAGCAATAGCTTTTAATTTATCCATAATAATTCCTTTATATTTAAATGATAGGGGATATTGCTACCCCCTATCAATATTAAGTTATTAGCTTACTGTTATAATACCAGCACCTACTGAAAGTGTGTCTAGTACTTTTCTTCCATATACATGAAGACCTCTTACTTGGTCAGCAAATGTAGTTGGGCTTCTAAAAGACTCAACTGTATTCATTGCATTCGCACAAGAAGTACTTCTCATATGTCCAAATAGAACTGATGCATTACCTGCAGAGTCCTTAACATTATTAGATTTGTACATAGCAAATCCTCTGATTAGTCCAGACGCTACCAAACCATTTCTTAAAGAACCTTTACCTGCATTGTAATCAATTGATAAAAGTTTAGAAGAAGTGTCTGATAATGAACCATAAAAGTCAGGAGCTGCAACAAACCATCTGTTTTCTTCAGGGTTGTCTTTTTCATCCATAACTTGGGCTGCCGAACTTATGAAGTTCAATGGGTCAGTTCCTGCTGCATGATTGATAGCGATAGGAGCTGCGATTGAACCAAAGATAGCTTGAGAAGCTGCAACACCATTAGCTGCTAGAATAGGAGTCAACGAATCTGTTGTTGAACCTGTTGCTATAGCTTGTGTATACATATCCAAAAGAACTTCAGTATCCATTGTATCTTTTAGTTGATAACCTGCGTTATTAGAAGCGACATCTGAAAAGTTAATATGACTGAATCTTTTTTCTAAAGAATCAACTGCAAAACTAAAGTAGTTTGCTTTGTCAATTACTAGAACTAATTCATTGTCAGTTAACGCCACATCAGTTGTAGCTAGTCCTCTAGTATAAGCTGCCACAGTCATTTGTGGTTCTTTTACTATGTTAACAGTATCACCGAATGATTTAATTTCACCCATGTAATCTGTGTTACATATTGCTTCTACTGTAGATGATTTTCTTAAAGCCATCCATACTTTTTTACTATATATCTCAGGAACCCAAAATGAGTTCGCTTGAGGAGCTGCTGGTGGATTAGCTGCACCACCAAAGTTAGAGGTACTCGCACCTATAAAGTGTACCATATTTTTATTTCCTTATTTGTTTACTTGTTGATAAAAATGAAAATAAAGTTATTCTCTTATAACTCTACCTTCTTTTTGAGCTAACATAATATCTTTCTCATATTTTGCGAACTCATCCACAGACATTTTATTAATATCTGAGGTTTTGAAAAACACCTGTTGGTCTGTTGGTTGTCCAATTTGTTCTTTAGTTTTAACTAACAAATCAGCACCTTCATTCCTTGACTGCTTTTCAGTTGTAGTTTTTTTATCTAATCCAAGTCCTCGGTCTTTCTTATACAGGTCGACTGCTCTTGCTGCAAGTTTACCATTCTTGTTGTTCTCATAAATCCATGATTTAATTTCCATGGGT